TTAGATCCTACACCATCTACAGTTCCTGATATATCGTAGCTGTCACAACCAAATGCACCTACGTGTTCATTACCAGGATATTTCATACCGTTTTTAACAACCACTCTGTTTTGTAAATGTTGAGATGGCACCCAACTAACTTTAAATCTACCTTGTGGATCCGGATAAAATATAACATTAGTATCTTTAATACCTCCTACCCATTGAAAATTACCAGTGGTAACTCCGTTAGATCTACCCATCTCTTCATTGTAATCTATTTGCTCGTATATTTTAATTAAATTAAATATACTGTTTTTTGTCTCATCTCTAAACGCGTGCTCTTCAGTTCTTGGAAACTGTCTGTAAAACTCATTTAAAGCATCTTGATCGTTTTTTAAACCATCAGCTTCGTTTTGCCAATGATCTATTACACCTATATCTATTAATTCACCATCTGGGGCAAGCACGTCGACGTCAGGAGTATTGAATACTGGAACTCCATACTCGTCAATAAATCCTTCGTAGTTCCATTCCATTGGGATAAACAAAGAATATAAACCAGATTTTGTTTGACCATTTCTATTTCTTTTAGTGACATCTGATGCATTGTATAATTTTTTAAAGTTATCACCTCCTTTATCTAAAGCGTTTGAAGTACTACCCATCATACACTTACCTATAATTCTACTACCTAGTCTTAAACAAGTTTTCGTTACTCGCCAATTGTTTAATATATTGTCTGGTCTTTCCCACTTACCACTTTCATCATGAACTAATAAATTAAGTTTTTCTCCATCATAGCTATTGTCACCTGTGTTTTTCCAATCAATAGTAGTATCAAGTCCAACCAAGTCTTCCTGCTTTTCGTTCGCAATAATTTTTTTACGCGTAAACTTACTTGCAGGAACACGGTAAGCAAGTTCAGACTTAGGCCTGTCCATACCGTCTTGTATCGGTTTAAAAAAGAAAGGGTAGTTGACTGATATTGGAACAACTTTGTCTGTAAACATTTTTTTAGCATCTGCACCTGTTTTTGATAATATACCATATCTACTATCACTTGATATTGTAGCTAAATTAACTGTTTCGGCAGAAGACATGAACGAAAAGCCTGATCGTCTGTTTTTTAAATAACACATACCATAACATCTTTTGTCAGCTTTACAAGCTTCCCAAAATATATAAAATATTCTATTAGCTTCTCTAAAGTCAGGCGCACCTACATCTATTTTACTCCATTGTAAATACATATAATGTGTACCTGTTATATATGTTGGTTTATTATTATTCATAAACCAAAAACCTTCTTCTCTACGTTTAAACTCTTCGTCTATGTAATCGTACCACTTTTCTTTTTGATCTTCAGGGTATCCTCTCCAATCAAATATATTTTTTAATTTGCTTAATTGTTTAGGATAATCTATTTTTTGCCACTTGTTTTCTTTATTGGCGTGCACGTGCACTGGTTCCATCGGCAAAGCAATACGCAACCCTTGTATTTCAAGTATCTGCCCAATTCTACCAGTTTTTGATATAACCACGATATCGTTTTCTTTATTGTATCCATATTTCCATTTTTTAGATTTGTTAAGCCTTTTAATAGTTGTGTGTTTAACAGGCTGTATTATTTTAAATAAACTTTGTTCGTATTTCATTTTGATCTTCCTTCTGCAAAACCTTTAAAAACTTTTACTTCTTGTTCTAATGGTTTTTTACCATCAAGCATATTTTCTTCTTCTTGTATTCTGTTTAATATTTCAAACGCATCAAATATAGCTAGCTTTTTAGTAGCAGCTGCATTTTTTAATCTATCAGCAGATACATCATCTTCTGTATTTGTAATAATCTTTTCTTTAGCAACATTAATTAGTTCTTCAACTGCTTTGTGCCCAGCCTGGATTATAAGCTTTTTCGTTTCCTTGATATTCATATTTAATTGTAATAAATTTAGATAAAACTCTATACAGTCTTTCGTTATCAACTATAAACTCGTATTGACTGTTTGGCGTAAAACCTACGAGTTCACCCACATTTACAGTACCATCTGAATACTTAACAATACCTTGCAAAGGTTGTTCTTGTTCAACGTTAAACTTATCTGTAGATATTAAAGGTATAACAAAACAATATCCTTTTGGTGCTATCCACTTATCTTTTTTTTTGTATAAAAAAATTTGATCGTAATTTACAAAGTAAGTATTTTCGTTAAAATAGCTTCTACTGTTTTTTTCTACACCTTTTACATTGTGCCACCTTCTAAAAACATTGTGATGTAATATAACTGTATCTCCAGCCTGTATGTCAGTATGTCCCGCTATAGGAGTTGATATAACTTTAGCCTCTCTATTTACATATTGATGGTTGTATATCTCAGTATTAAGTATTAACTCTGATCCTTCAATATTTTTAGTATTGTTATATCTTTTACCTTTTGGCGTTACAACAAAGTTGTGAACGCTTTTCATTAGTATTCTAAATTATATTCAACTGACACAGCCATGTTTTTATTAAAGTCTTTCCATGGTAACACGTTTTTATTTTTTTTAATATAAACAGAATATTTTTCGTCTTCTTCTATAATATTAGAAATAACATGTCCACCGTAAACCTCTTGACCAACAGCATAGTGCATAGCGTCATTTTTATAGTCTTTACCTATACTAATTTTTCTTATCAGCTTTGCCATTGTCGTTATAATTTATAGTACCATCTTGAATATTTATATCAAAAGTTCCATATTCTTTTTGAAACTCATTTTGCATAACTGCTAGGCTGTCTCTTAATGAAGCTATGTTATGCATCATCTCATGTTTTTGTATTTCCATTTGGCCTAACTCTATTTGAGCTCTGTTAATACCGTTTATTGTTTTTTGAACTTTTAACAATTGTTCTTCAGTAATTTTTTCTGGTTTAGACTTTAAGTCTACTATCTTTTCTTTTTTTGCCATTTTATTTAATTTAAGTTAATTTGTTTTTATCTTTCAAATGATAATATTACCCTTATTGGGTTTACATTGAATAGCTCTTCATCATCTGCTATTGCTTCTACATTGTTTGCAGTAAGTATTATATCTTGGTGATTTGTATCAAAAGCAGATATACTAGATATAGTACCTACAGTGTCACCTGTACCGGTTTCAATAACATCACCTACTGCAAAAACGTTTTCTGCATTTGGATCATCATCACTACCAGCGTCTGTTGGTATTGTAGTAGTATTATCGGCTGTTATAGCGCCTCTAACAAAAACTGTCGTACCAAAACTTATATTAGCTTCAGCACATGTTGCTGCTATATATAAAGTGTCAAAACCAACGTTAGTACCAGAGTTAGGTTCGCCTTCTAAAACTATAGCTGGTATATTACTACCTACAGCACCAGAACCAGTTGCTCCAGCGCTAAAATGATCTAGAGTTCTACCACCAAAATCTCCACCACTATCTATATGCGTCCAACCTATCATATGATTTGCTACTACCGGAGCCGCTGATGCCGTGGCGTTTGAATTACCTAATGTAGCAGGAGCAACACCATCTACTGTTTTTGCAAAGAAAAAATCAATATCTTTACTTTCCTGAGCTCCACCATCTTTACCTCTCATTATTATTGCAATAGAAAGTAGTCTAGCAGCTCCTTTTGGTATTTGAAATGGTTCCCAATCAAACAAAACATCATTGTCTGAGTACGAAGCGCTACCAGCAGCTTGTCTTTCGCCAGGTATTGTTGGTTTTATTTCTACTGTAAAATGTTTACTTGTTGCCATGTTTTTTTATTTTTTTACTTTTTCTAGTGATCTACCGCCAAAATAAGCACCGATCACAGTTATTAATACTAATTGTAATAAGTCTGTCCACTTGTCTTGTACTTTAAAATTTATAAAACCCGCGTCAATAAATATTAATAATACTGTTGCTATTACTAAAAAAACTAGCACTAGTGGTCTTATATTTTTGCTAAGCCATGAGTCAGAGTTCATATCAACCTTCCATCTTTCGGTTACTTGTTTTTGCATTTCAGCTTCGTAACCCATTATCATGTTTTTTATTTGCTTTTCAGCTTCTAATTTTTCTTCTTTTGAAGTGTGTAAGTTATCTATAACCCCACCTACACTTTTAACGAGGTCAGCAGCGCCGCCTCCAAATATTTTATCTAACATATTTATTTTTTTTATTCCCAAGGCATTTGCTCCCATGGAAAAGATTTATCACCTTCTGGTAACATTTGTCCATTATAATTAATCATACCGTTTTTTCTTTCATAAACTTGACCATCCCATTTTATATAATCATCGTTATAAGCTAACTTACCAAGTTTCATATCTTTTAAATGAACCATCTCGTGAGCCATAACGTGTTTTTCTTCATCACTACCAGGTATAACTTTATTGCTAATAAACATACTACCATCGTTATTAGCTTCACCCATAATACCTTTGTCTAAACTTTTTCTAAGTATTGGAGTTCCAGGTATTGAGTTATCTACATCTGATTGTTTAAAAGACAGTTTTGATGTTACTTGGCCTTTTTCAGCTATTGGTGATTTTTTATTACCTAGTTTAAAAGCCATACTATCTATTCTTTTTAGAATCTGCTCTTATCTCGTCAATACTTCTAAACTCATCAGTACCTTCAAAAGTAGGGTCTGGTCTATCTTTTTTGATAAAATTTTGAGAACCTGGTACTAACCCTTCTCTTTGAAGCTTTTGTATTTTTATTGGATCTTCAAAGCCAGGAGTAATTTTAAATTCTTCTTTTACTTTATTCTTTGTTGCTCTTGGCCCAACTGGCTTTTTAGTTAAATCAACTTTTGCTGGTGATTTTTTTAATTTAACATCAGTTGAAACAGGTAAAGGCTTTATCTTCTTTTCGGGTATTTTTACCATATCTTTTTCACCTTTCATTTTGGTAGTATATTTTTTACCATCATGCGTAAAGGTTCTAGCACCTGATTTTTTTGCGTCTGCAAACGCTTCGTCAAAGTTACCACCTCTATAATCTAAATCACCTGTTTTTATGTCTTTTCGCTTAGACATCGCATCAACTGTGTCACCAAAACTTGTTGTCTTAACGTTTTTGTTTTCTTTTACTGTAGAAATGATTGCAGGACCTCTTTGACCTAGTGACTTTGCGGCTTCTTTTTTATTTTTATTAGTTTGAAAAGTACCTAAAGGCTTTTGTTTTGCTGGTGAGCCTTCTCTCATTTGTTTTACCATCTTTAAAAGTGATGGTCCTTTCATTTTAAACGCCATATTATCTTGTTTTATCTTTTATCATATCATCTATAGCTTTGTTATAAACTTTATCTGTATATGATTTGTTATTAAAAAAAATACTTCTTTCTGATGTAGGCATATCTTCTTCACCTAAAAGTATCCTGTATATTCTACTTATCATTTGTGAGCATTTAAAAGATGTTTTAAATATAGAGTACATAATAGTAGTTCTGTTTCTATGCCTCCAAGTATCTATCCAACCATCTTTTCTTAATCTGTCCCACCTTGCTTTATCCCATGAATATGTATAAACACCATCGATAAAGTCTTGTCGTGTAAATCTTTCTTTACAATCTAAATAAATTAATAATTCTAAATCTGCATCTTTTAACCCGTAAGTTTTACAGACCCACTTTCTAGTGAG